TTCATCTCTCACGTTTGGATGCAAGGGCCACTTCGCTTCCCGAACGACCGTAATGGGCGACTCGGAGAACGAGTTTTCAATTAAGAAGAAGGATAATGCCGAGATTGTGACGGGTAATTTTTCCCTGCCTCATCTTGTACTGTTTACGAAGTGCACGAATCTGTGCAATAATCTAGAAATCCAGATGAAGAACGATTGGTTCATGCTAATTCGTTATGTCGTAGCTAATCTAGGCGATATCAAGCTGTGTCTGATGCCGTGTTCCACGTAATAAGAAAAAGAGGAGCCAAAATGTAGCCAATAGCAATTTCCGATAATTTCAACATCGTATGTTCCAATGAATTCCCTTGACGTATTTCCTGCTCGAACGCGAAAAAGCGTACGCCCAGAAAGTACTGGAGAAGTTGATACAATAAAATTATTGTGAGAAATACTGGGGAAAAGTACGCTACAACTCCAAATAAGATATGAAGAAGGCCGTAAATAGGATGTTTTTGCCAAACCTTCATTGTAATACAAGATCGTAATAATCGTACAAATACACCGACAGTTTCGCCAAAAGTTCCAACCCGAAACATCCGACCCAAACTGTTTCCGCTACCAAGAAATAGTTTATGAATTCGGTGGGTTGGATGTGCAGAATATCCCTTATAATTTGAAAGAATGGTGGTTCGTTATTCGTTAACTTCTGTTCGGCTACAATGGAAATACACACTTTGAAAAACACGTGCTGGATCCAAATAACTAAAAGAAGAACAAATACCAGAATTTGGAACCATAAGACAGGGTACAGTGTATGAGAAACTAACACCATGACACAAATCGTCGCACTAATGACGAAATGGCATACTCCCAAAATATACCCCAGAACTTCACCGTCACTAGATAACCATGAATAAATGAACCGAATAAATACTCTGAGATTTTCCTCGTATTTCTCTAATACAACTTCCATTGTTTCTTACGCAGCGTCTTCTTACTCTTTACTGAACGACGAAGAGTTTTACGAACTCCGCCTTTTCCTAGAGCATCAATTGACGGTACCGCATCAGCCGCTTCCGGAGATACATCTTCCGGCATTCCATCAACATACTTGAACTGAACACCATCAGTAAACAAGTCAGCATAAAAGATATTGTACTTTCCATCAGATCCACGGAATCCAGGATTCTTCATTCCAAGTAACCTAAATCCTCCAAGAAATGTCATATCGAAATACTCGGCGTGAGCAAATGTTTGGACTAAAGCCGTACGTGCTGGGATTACGACTTTATTCGGAGCGTGGAGTTTCGTCGCGGCTTCGTATTTACCTTTTTCCACACCAATCCCCAGTAATCCGCCTTTCTGGTACACTTTACGAATCATTTCAAGATTGTAAGCGCGCCCCGTCTTCTTTTCAGGGTACAGTTCAGTCTTCAGAGGTTGAAATCCGGGATGCGAAAATCCGACAGGAATGGTGGGAACGATATCAGGAATCTTTGAAATTGATCCGTATGACGTTACACGATCTAACGTTACGTATCCGGAATCAAGATGGGCATTGAATGTATTTCGCGCACCATCTCCTAAAAGTGTAGGAGATCCAAATGAAACGATGTGAATAGACTGAATAAATGGGAACGTACGACGTCCACACTCTGCTAAAATGAATCCAAAAAGAGTCGCGTAAGCTCCACCTAATGAATGACCTGTAATGAATAACCGAGTAGGTTTCTGGTTCATGATTTCTCGTTTAAGAAGGTCCCAGCTTTTCAGAATTGGTTTTACGAATGAGGCAGGTACGAAGTTGTCTTTAGTAGTAGACGTCATAGCTGTTCCGGGAGGCATGACTGTACTTAAATCTGCACGAGTGAACTGAGAATACAAATCATGCTTGAAGTTTTTCATGGTACTTGATCCCTTGAATACTAGTACAGCATCACTAGGTACCATAGTCGTTAGTTTTGCAGATAAATGGGTTCCTGTCACAAATAAGCACGTAAGATCGCTGGGACTTGAAATGTATGTGGCAATTTTTTGATTAGCTCCCGCTGATTCCTTCAAGACATACGAAATGGCGGGGCGACCTTCTTTAGAGTTCGCGTACGACGAAGGCGCACGACGATTCGCCGCAAACTGTTTGTCAAATGCCGTAATCGCAGAATTTACGGCAACGTTATCTTCAGTTCCGAATGGGGCGGAAATTAGAACTTGCTGTAGAATACCAGAATCACAATACACTAATCGCGACAACTGGGCCATGACTTTCAGCGTGTGAGTATACGTATCAAATGTAGGTTTATCAACTTGTGATTTCAAGATAACTTGACCACTAGAATCAGGAATAACTTCAATATCCCGCTGGGAAAAAATCACTGATCGCAGCGACGTGTCTTTCAACGTTTGTGTAGGTGCAGTCGCAGCACCTCCCTTTAATATTGTCTGCTTGTTTCCCATTATATTTAACTGGTTTTTTACTTGGGTCTTGCTTTGTGGGGAGTGTACGTAACATCGTCACCGATCTTAAAGTTTTCAATTCCGGGGTTAAGAAACGCACTATCGGATACAGTGGTAGTTGTGTTCCAGATCTTTACGATTGAGAACGGACCTTTTGGGGAAATAGCGATTCCGACAAGTGTTTCTTTTCGGTGAATCATGAGTTCGTTGGTGATACAGTGGACCATTAGGTTGATAAATGTACTGTGCACAACCTTATCCTCGATCTTCTTGGACCATGCTCCACCCGCCTCATTCTCGGGAACATCCCACAAAGGCTTGAATCCTCGGCGCATAAAGAAGAACATTCCGGACTCCCAAGCTTCCTTGGAAATTATGTCCACAACCGACCAGAACTGCTGGGGGGTTGAAACGTCTACGATCTTGACGTAACTTTCCAAAGAATAATCCTTGTTGTTGGGATCATGATACCACAAAATCCAGGAATACTGGAGTTTTGTGGTCTCTATAACTGACCCCATTTTATACTCTTTATGGTGATTCTTTAAAATGGATTCGTTTTTCGTAGTTTCAAACTATCTTATAGTATACAATGAGCCTTACCGTTGCACAAGTGTACGGGGTTCGTTTTGCAGAGAAGCTTTCTCTGCCGAAGATCGTTCAGGATAACATTGCCAAGCTGCGCATAACACCAGTAGCATTCAAGCCTTACCGTCCACCCGTAAAGGCTCCATACCGTACTAAGCCAGCAGAAAATTGGCGTGAGAACGCTCTTGTTGAAGCTGTGCGTCGAGTCAAGGAGCGTGATGATCCAGAGTACGATGAAGTGTTTGGGTCTTTGAACAAGATTGCTCCACGTACTCTTGATAAACTGTCTGAGAAAGTTGTTCAGAATATCAAGAAGCGCGACGAGATTTTCAGGCTCCGTGTCACGACTCTGCTTTTCGATATGGCGATTTCGCAGTCAGGATATGCTATTCTAATGGCAGACTGTGCCAAGAAACTTGTTTCCGATATTCCAGATATTCGTGACGACCTGCTGGTTCAGACCGAGATGTTCCCCAAGCTTTACAATATGAATAATACATTGACCTATCCTTCGTCTGAAGAGGCAGGGTTTGCGGACAAGGTCGTTGAGTGGATGAAGCTCAAAGATAAGCGCCGAGGGTATGCTAGGTTCGTAACGCAACTATTCGTGCGGGAGCTGGTCGAAGAGAAGACAGTGGGTGAATGTATGACTCACGTTTCATCTGATTTGACGGGAATGGCCAAGCAACCAAAAACTGAACAGTCCGAGGAAAACACGACGCAGTATGTTGACTTCCTCTTTGAAACGGCAAAGATTCTTCCGGAAGCAGCTAAGGATTTGAGGACCTTGATGAATAAGTTCATCCAGTCTGTTCTTGATATTCCTCGCCCCGACCTTCCAAGTCTTAATATGCGGTCGCGTTTCAAGCTGGAAGACGCCCTCAAATGCGTTCAGTAGATTCAAGTTCAAAGACGTTGTTTAAATAAATGTCCGTGCCTCCCGCCAGCGTCCTGCTTCGTGCGGCGCAGGTATCTATGACGGAGGATCGCCCGATTTACCTAGACTATTACCAGGATAGCGTAGACAAGAAGTGCTGCATTGGCGTTCGTGAAACTGAGAAGTTTTTAGTCAAGTCGGATTCTGAGTACACGTCCACGATCCAGTCTGTGTTCAAGTGTGAAACCTGCTATATCGTGATGACCGAAAACAGTCTGTACATTGTTTCTACGGATATTCCGATTAAGAAGATTCTGGCAGCGCCTAAGACTGAGTAATCTAAACGGGAGTCAACATGAACCTTAATGGAGATGTTGGTGTTCCCCCCACCACATTACTTTTTATTTGAACCTTTGAATGATGTGGAAACACTAAAGCTTTGGTCTGCGTACAAGGAAAAGTACGGACACCAGTGTGAGTTTTCAGAAGTGGATGCTGCAGACATCAATTCGGCCGAATCGTTTTCTCCATGGTTTGATACATGGATCTCTCAAATCCCAGCTAAACAGGCTACAAGAGTCAGAATTCTGATTATATGGCATGCCGAGTTCCTAACTTATTCATGCCAGCAAATGCTTCGTCGTTCTTTGGAACAACGTTCTTTCAAGTGTCGCGTATGGTTTCACGTTGAAGACCCTACCCTAATTCAACCAGCTATACATAGCCGATGTATTACAAAACGAATTCCGACTTTCGTACATCATCCGATAATAAAATGAAGGTTGTAGTATTTACCGATGGAGCGTGTGAGAATAATGGTAAGAAAGGTGCTCGTGCATCTTGGGGCGTATGGTTTCCAGATCACAAGGACTTTTCTGAAGCCCAAGTGATTCCTGCAGATCAACAGCAAACCAATCAGCGTGGTGAACTGATGGCGATTTCCAAGGCAGTTCAAATTATTGAGAAGAACTTTCCGTACGATACGGATATTCAGATCATGACTGATTCTGATTACTCAAAGAACTGCTTGACCAAATGGCTTCCTTCGTGGATTTCCAAGAACTGGAAGACTTCGACAAACAAGGACGTGTGTCATCGTGATTTGATTGAAGATACATCTACCCGTCTTTCAAAGTTCAATTCCTTTCTGATTATTCATGTGGATGCTCATACTGGCGGAACCGATTACAATAGCGTGAACAATGCTATTGTTGATAGAATGGCAACGAAAGTTCTGAATCCTGAAGCCGAAGTTAAGGTGATTACCACGAATACTCAGGTCGCAATTGAAGGTATGCCTCTAACTCTCATGGGCCCTCCCATTGCAGATAGTGCAATTCATACATGGTGCCGTGCAAATCTGGATAAGATGGATAAGGCGGCCGTAGATGCTGCTTTAGTATCAGCTCTGTCTAAGACACTGAAAAAGAAGGGATTTGAGCTAGTAAAGCATAAACTTTCTCGTACGACCGAATACAGACTCGTCAGCGCTAATCATTTAATCTCAGAGGGAACTACAATAATCAAAGAAGAATGAGTGTGACAGTCTATCATTTCTGGTCAAAGACGTGTGGACCGTGCCAGGTCATTAAACCGGCTCTTCAGCTACTTCGTACCGAGTTTCCGGACGTGAAGTGGGTGAGTGTAGATACGCATATGGATGTTGCTGGATATGCGAGTCAATTAAAAGTACAAGTTGTTCCTACGGTTGTTGTAGTAGCGACAAGGGCTGATGGTAGCTTAATAGGAAGTGAGCGCCACAGTGGTACCCAGATGATCGGGTACCATCGTATTCTTCGCAATGCTATGCGCGCAATTACTCCCCAATAGCTTGGGTAATGAGCTTACCATTTTTGTATAAATCAACAACAAACGTCTGGTCAGCGTTAGCAGCTGGAGCCGTGCACTTTTCTCCGCCCGAAGACATCATGCCACCAATACCCGATGAACTAACGTTAAGATTCGTAGTAGGTTTGTCGCTAAAGATAAATGATTTTGTCGTATCGTTGAAATACTCGGTCGTGAATGAATCGCTTGTCGTCACGACGGAAGTTATACCGCCCTGTTTTCCGGTAGCTGCCCAAGCTGACCAGTACCCAATCGTTCCACACAAAATTCCAATTGCCCAAGCTCCTAGAATTCCCCACCAAGGAACTGGAGGACACTGGGGCTGTTTAATAATGACGTAAGATTGGGCACCGGCTAATATAAGTACAAAAAAGAAGGGGACAAGAGCATACAGAGCTGTCGTGCCTCCTTTGTAAAAAAGACCGTTGAGGTAGTACCATCCAATCGCTAACGTGAACACAATCACGGAAGGAAATAAACGGGTCTTGAAAGAGTACCCGAACACATTCAGGGGTAAATCGCAAATACCCTCGTAAGAAGTTACGGGAGCTGCTGCTGCTGCCATTAATCTAATCTGCCTTTTATTTTCATTTCATCAATCCTACTCGGCGCAGAAGCCAAAACAATGGGAAAACTAGATACGACCATAGGACGGCAAAACTGCCAGAAGATACACCGAAATCTATAGCAAAATTTAGTCCCACAGCTGCTACTCCAACAATTACCGGAAGAACCAAATCAATAGCTTGTAAAAACATGCCGGAGAACAGGCTGAACCATGCTAATGCCATCGGTAGGAACACCACAACTGTTCGTGCCACATTCCACCAGAATTTGGAATTGTACTCTCCGACTGGGGCATTTTTGGAAACGGTCCATCCCGTATAAATACCAAGACCAGCTAGAAGTGCGACTTGAACACCTATGATTGCAGCAGCGGCTGGGTCCATTGATTATTCCCAAGATACAAAATAACGCCAAACTACAAATGAGCGACTGCTCTAAGGCTCAAAATCCGAGCCCGATTAATTTGTCACAATCTACAGCTCAGCCATGCGACAGTCTGTGCGATCTTGTGATGGACGACGCATATGCGACGAATGGGTATGTAGCTATCGAAAGTGAGAAATTTTTAGTTTTATCTAGTCAGACAAATCTGGGTACTTGTAAATTCAACGGGGAAGGTTATTCTTGTTATGCTTTAGTTGTGACTCATCCAAGCAGTCACACGATTGAAAACATCCAGGCTGACGCTGAAGTCCAGGCATTATTCAGGAATCCTACAGGTAAACATCTGACAATTTCATCACTTATTCGTGTTAACCCTGCCGAAACTCAATCCACTAGTTTTTTGAACAAGTTTATTCCATATGCGGTCACTGGACAACGTACTGAAGTTACACTGAACAACTGGTCGTTAAGTATGATGGTTCCACCGAATGCTACATTTTATTCGTATCAAGGAACCAATCTTGTTTGTAATCCTTCTCAAGTTATTGTGTTTGGATCCATGATCAACATTGATTCGAACGCGTTTGCTTTACTAGTGAAAAAAGCGAAACGTACTTCAGTAGGTGTCCAGCCGCTAGGAAGTCGCCAAGTCTATTTCAATAACGGTCAGCAGTTACCTGGTCCTCAAATGCCTAACGACGGAAAGATTTACATGCGCATTCGCTCAAACAAAGCTGATGATGATAAGAAAAAAGGTAGTAAGTTCGTTAAACCTGTGTCTAGAGCCGATGTATCCAGTGTCCAAACTAGTGAGCGTAACAATAGCGGGATAATGGGCTCTATTTTCAACTGGACACGCACGCAGGCAGCTTATAACGGATGGTTTGCGCTTTTGAATGTTTTGCTTATGATGATAGCTATAGGGCTGGCTATTTATGCTGCGTACGCCTATAACGATCAGGTGGCAGTTCTGCTTACCCTGAACGATAAAGCTCGTAATTTTGCAATGTGGATGCGCGGTAGTGTTGTAAGTGGTGTATCGAATATTTCCTTACCTAGCTTAAACTTAAAAACTTCAGCGGCTTCTACACCGACAAGTTCATCTCCTTCATTAACTAGGTCTACTGGAAGTCGAAGCTTGATTCCTGAAACTAGTTCTCCTTCCTTAACTAAATCTACTGGAAGCCGTAATTTAATTTAGTGACGTCTTTCATCCCAGTAGGTTTCGTACTCTTCAGGTTGCTCGTCCCATGCCGACTCATCCTCATCTTCCTCTAGAGGAGCATCATCATTATCCAGCGCTTCCTGAACCTTGTCGCGCTTTACCCGAATCTTGCGCTCTACAGTATGCCAACCATCATCTTCAGTCTTAGATGCTGGAACTGGTTCATGTTCAGGGTGTACTTCCTCCTCTTCGTCATCGTATTCATCGTACTTCTTATCGTAACGCGAATACATTAGTCGTGTTGTAGGAATTAAGATTTCCTTTGTGGGAACCACCGTATCTACCTTGGGGGTGTCGGTGATCTTCGACAGGAAACTTGGCCCCTTGAAATTACCCATGGGCGTATGGCTTGATACAAATGCAGGAAACTCGGTTTCAACGATCTTAGTTTCCTTCATAGTGTGTGGCTGCTTCTCCTTGCGATTTCGCAAATGCGGTGGTACGTAAGACATCTTGGTGATGTAAGTACTTATTATAGGAGAAAATCCGTTTTAAAAACGAACTTACACCTTCATAGCTCTAGACACTTAAAGATGACGTACGGCGTTTCAATTGCCGCAAACGGTACGGTTTCTGATATTCAGATCCCTGCAAAGACCACAGATGTCCTGGAATGGATTCGGAAAAAGTACAAGTCCCCAGAGTTTCAGTTTCAAGGAAAGATCCAGGATCCGTTGAATGAAACTCAATGGCTTTCGATATTCGCATGTGCATGTGACAATCCTGATTTGATGAATAATCATATGCTTCCTTCTCCGTTTGATGAGGAAACGTATTCGGGTAACATTGTAGTTCTGGCTACCGAGTCCGAAGATCAGGACCAGTACGATGTGCATATTTCTGAGTACAAGAACTTGAAGGCTTCAGATTACAATGCTCTGTATCAGGAATGGACCTTTGCAGACAATGAAGAGGAAGGTGATGCAGAAGTAGCCGAAGAGGATGAGGAGGAGGGGGAAGAGGAAGAGGAAGAGGAGGAAGAAGTTCATCGTGAACTCGTCCATTCACGTCCAATTCATACTAGGTCAAAGAACGTGTTTGTAGATTGCCCGATTCGCGATAAGGTAGTGGAAAACTTCAGTGAACTTCTGGAAGCAGATATGTCTAAAACGTTAGAAGAATCGGTTCTACATGTAATCAGCGACCAAGCTTTAAAAGAAGGCATTGATGTTGATTGGAGTAATCGTGTGTTTTGGAGCATGTATCGTAGTCGCGCAATTTCCATCTATGAAAACTTGCGTAACGGGTATGTTAAAAACTCCGAGAACTGGATTTCAAAGCTAAAATCTGGAGAAGTGACGCCGCGCACATTTGCTGAAATGACAGCTGTAGACATGTGTCCTTACCGTTGGAAGGCGTCTATTGAACATTTTATTGAAATGGAGAAGAAGGTGTATTCGAAGAACCAGAACGCCTCAATCTTCCTTTGGTGTTCGCGTTGCAAGAAACAGGCTAAGTGTGATTATTATCAGCTTCAGACACGGTCGGCAGATGAACCGATGACGACGTTTGTGACGTGTTTGGAATGTGATCGGAAATGGAAGTTTTAAGTGGGTTTGATACAGGTTGTTTAATAGTAACTAGAGATTCTCCTGGAATCAGGATGGAAGGACGCGGGCTGCGGTACATTGGATCAAGCATCATTTCCGACATTTGTTTCTTCATTCCTCCTACTAGCGGCGAATCTAGATCAGATGGGTATACATAAATAGGATCAAGGCCATTCGTGATTTCTGGTTTTGTGACTTCAGGAGTTGTGTCACCAAACCTCTTTTTAAATTCTCTAATCACCGTATCCGGAACTTGAGGACTTGTTTCTTCTAATCGTTGAGTTTCATCCCTGACAGTTTTCAGCATATCTTTTGCTGCCATACGTTCACTTCTTGGAAGAGATAACTCTATCAAGATGAATTTATAAACCTTTTTGTACGTTATATCGGCTATACGATGAGATTCTGATCGTTTTGCCCAACTGAAATAGTTAGATACTGTTGTTAAAAGACCTACTGACAAGGTTATAATACCGATAATTACATTTGCGATTTCGGTCTTTGCAAACAACGAGTTTGTCCCAATGGAAGCAGAACCAGCAAGGGTTGCCATGACAATTGACGGTAATGTTATGGCAGTATGTAGTCTAGAATACCTCTTTTCAGATCTGTCGTGAAGCCACGAATAACATAAACACCTTTCGCCTTCATCTGATATTATTTTTTCTAATTGAGAGTTCCACGATACGACACCCAAACTGTCGTCCATTGTAAATTTGTGTGTAATAATTAATGGGTCAGTGGGAGCTTCACGATAAGCATCCATCTACATCTTTTGGAAAAATAGTTAAGCGCCATATTGGCGCAGCAGACGCAGATAATGTGGATCGTATGTTGAGTGCGTATGAAGCTCTGTATAAGGGGAAGTACAAATCTCCCGAAGATATTCGCCGGTCTTTCGTGAAAGACGGCCAGCCTCTTTTTACGCAGGAACAGGCAAAGTCTGTATTCCGTCAAATACGTAAGGGACAGACTGGGGGTGAGGTAGACCATAAAGGAATTGGGAGTATTTTCAATAAGTTTGGGTCGGATCTAGTTGATATGGCGGCTGGAATTACGCAGCCTCCACCTCCTAACGCAGCAGTTCAGGGAGCCGTAAAATCGGTCCAACTATTTATCCGTATGATCATTCCCTTTATCTTCGTGTTGGATACATTAGAAAGCATTCCTTTGTTTGGTGACCTGATTGGTGCATCTTTGGACGTTACTGCAGCTACCCTTCCCGTAATTGCGTCCAATGTCCAAACATTCACGCCAGCTCTTGTAGGTCTAATTCCTCTTCCATTAGCAGGTCTGGTTGGTATTTTCCTAGGATGGCTGTTTTCGTTCTGGTTCCTGTGGTTAGCTGCAGTCATCGGTATGTCACGTAAAGATTTTGGATCAGCTTTGGAAGCTACATCTGGCATGGTTCCTGTCATTGGACCGGCTCTGATGCGCGGAATTAAGGCTGTTGAAACGGTTGGAACAAAGTTCTATAATCGTGCTGACCGTATTTCTGCCTCAATTTCTCAAGCTTATGGAAGCCTTATGGGTGCAGTAGAGAACGCCAAAAATACGGTAAGCGGTATGGCAGCTTCTTCTAACTTAAAAATACCATCGGCTGCCAGTATCAAACAAACCGCTACTGAAGCTGTTAAGACTCCAATATCTCAATCAACAGCTGTAGCCACTGCTCCTTTATCCGAGGATCCGACCGAAGAGAAAACTTCATTTGCGCCTGTACCTTCTCGTAAAAAAGCCGGTAAGCGATTTTCAACTAGGCGGACTAATATACTCAAATGTCCGAAGACACGACGGAACAAGTGCGCAATGTTTTGAAAGAATGGGTAACTCTTGATGATCAGGAACGTTCTCTCAAGCTACAGATCAAGCAGATCCGGGACAAAAAGGCTCAGAACTCTGAGCATATTTTGAAGTTCATGCGTGATAATTCGGTCGACGACTTCAAGCTTGAAGGTCAGGGCAGTTTGAGCCGGTCAGTCCGCACATCTCGTCCAGCTTTGAGCCGCGACAAGATTCGCACACAGCTTCTTATCCAGTTTGCTGACCAACCGCAGCGTGTAGCTGAAGCTCTTAAATCAATTGAGGGTGGTGGCGGCCAGGATGGAGATGATACGCCTCCTATTGGAACTCAGCGCGAACTACTTGTTCGCCGTGTTCCCCGAAAGCCGTAGAATTGCTTCTTTGGCTGCTAGTTGTTCAGCCTGCTTTTTCGTAGGCGCAGTTCCGATCCCCAGATGATTTCCTTTTTCGTCTACAGCTGCCATAGTGTACTGATTTGTGGCTGCGGAAATCACGGCGTATCCTGGAGTATGATGAAACTTGGCTTGGTACAGTTTTTGCAACTGTTCCTTGAAATTCCGATTGTTCATCAGGATCTTGGGAATATCAATATACGTTTCAACCAAACAAATGACAAACGAGTACATAATCTTGAAATCGTTGCCGGAATCGGTCCACAAAGCTCCAAGAAACGCCTCTAGGATATCTCCTAGTTTCTTGAAGTTATCTCGACCTGCACACACGTCTTCATTATGACGTGAAATAATATAGAACTTATCCAGTCCAATCTTCTTGCTCAACGAACCCAGCATTTCGTTGCATACGATTTCCTTTTTGAGATCAGTCATGAACCCTTCGTTTTCGTCCGGAAACCGTTTCATGAGATAAGTAGATACACACGCACCAAGAATAGAATCGCCCAAATGTTCCAGACGTTCATACGATTCGTCAAACAACCCAAGACATTCACGAGGCTTTTCAGCTAATTGAGCAGGTTCACCGGTTGGTGATGTGTACTCTGTCTTTTTTACATAAGATGAATGGACCATCGCTTTCTGGAAGAGCTCAGTGTTGGTCACCACAAACTCGCATCCGTGCTTCGAAAGAATCGCTTGGATATCCGGTTTGGTAAACAAGCGGTTCTTAGAGTTGAATGGGTTGTAGAGAACCTGTTGCATTTTGTTGTACTCTAAATCTGTTTATGTCTTGTAAGTCCGTTTTCAGAAAAAAACCTTTTCAGGTTGATGTTTGGATTTACTGAATATCTTACTCGTCCTGTTCTCCAGGAACCGTGCGTGTAAAGCTGAACTCCGAAGCTACAAGCGTCTGCTTTTTGGTTTCAATAATGAACTTTACAAGTTCGTCTGGATTTGCCTGACCACCCTTAGTAAAGTACTGCCCTACCAGATCCTTCAGATCCTTTTGAGAAATTGACCAAGGCTTGACCCATTCATTTGGCCGCTTGAACGAGATGGTAGATCCATCTTCCTCCAACTTGATTTTCTTAATAGCATTGTACTTCGGGTCCTTGATAATGTCAGCGATCTCCAGCTCTACGACCTTACGATCATCGCGCTTCTTGAATACTTGACGATTCAATTCGCGAAGCTCATCATCAATCTCGCGATATTGCTTGATACAAGACTTAAGATCACCCATTTTACGAGTTCTGGCTTCAGAAGAAGATTATCCGTTTTCAATACAATGTACTTCGATGCTCAGGAAGTAGAAAACCTGCGCCGTGTTTTCAACAAAGAATATTCGAGTTCTAAACCTATTAGGGCTGGAGAACCTTCTGTTGTATGGAAACAAATTCAAAAAAAACTGCAGGATAAGTGTGACAAATCTACTGAATGTATTATTCTTTCCTTGATGTCAAAACCAAAAGCTCCTGGTTCTTGGAAATCTAATCCGGAAGAATGGTTATCGTCAACTGATATTGACGCAATTGAAAAACAGTATACTAAGGTTTTTCCCGAGTACTATTATGTTGGAGCTGTACCCATAGATTTTGATAAGAAATCGGAGTTAGGAAGTTGTTTAGTGAGTTCATTGTGTTCTCTGGATATTAAGTCGTTGTACAAAAAAGGGTACCGTCAGATAGGAGTAGTTTTTAATACGGATATAAGTACTGGTCCAGGCGAACACTGGATAGCTCTTTTTTGCGATATTCGTCCGGAACTAGAGTATCCTCGCATCACATACTTTGACTCCTATGCCGAGAAACCTGAAAAACAAGTTGTGCAGTTAATGAAACGGTGGTCTGAAACATGGGACGCTACTCGCGTTCACAGTAAGCCAATGAAGGTCACATACAACAAGACGCGGCACCAGTACGAGAACTCCGAGTGCGGAATGTACTGTTTGTACTTTCACTTATGTTGTTTGACAGGAACATCAATGGAATCACGTATTCCCGATAAAGTCGTAAGAGGTTTTCGCGGTTTACTGTTTAAAGTATAATATAAATGGAAGAAGCCTGGTACAAATGGTTCAAATTTGTAATAAGGATATTGTTTGTGGGTGTAATTATTTACGCTGTTACTATGGCGATTATTACTGGTCCTAAATAATAAGAGAATGGAGTCGTACGGGTTTGCTCTCGTTATGGTTATTCCTGTGTTGGTACTTATGGCAATTGCTTTTATCATTTATCTCGTTATAACGCCGTCGGAAGTACAGGCTCAAGCCACTGCTGAACCTACATTTAACGCTTATAACTCAGTTATGGCGTTAGCTCCTTTAGGGTGCCCTACGACTCCCGCGTATCGTTTATGTGATTACTACTTGGCTTCTTCAGCTTACTCTCTGTTTCCGGGAGCAAGGATTTATGATTACATTACAGATGCTGTTATCCCAATGTTAGCCAAAGCCGGTCCTCGCTTAGTTGAATTAGATATTTATGACGACGGATCGGGAGGACCGGTTGTAGGCTTGAAAAACCAGAAATTAGGGACAGATTATGCTTACAATACTATTCCATTTGGAGCTTGTTGTGTAGCTTTGGCAAATAATATGTTTAACTCAGTTGTTTGTCCCGTATCCACTGATCCTTTTATCCTAAGTATGGTGTTCCATACCACCAATAATAACGTTATGAATGCTTGTGCCGAAGCTTTGAAAACCACATGCCCTCAGTATTTACTCGATGTATCGTACGGATACCAGCGCAAGAATCTGGCGATTGAACCGATATGCAAATTACAATCAAAAATGATCATTGTGTCGGGAACTGAAGTCAAGGGTACGCTAATGGACGAATTAGTGAATATGTCATGGGGAACATCGAACTTACGTCGCTTAACCTACACACAGGCAGCTCAGACCAACGACGCCGACGAACTTATTAACCATAACCGCAATAACATCACGATGGTCGTGCCTGATGTTGAAGGTGATTTAATCAACAAGAATCCCCAGATTCTGTTGACGTATGGGTGCCAGTGGATCTTAATGAATTATGGATCAGTGGATAGTGCGATGGAAGTGTATATTGGTGACTTCCAAGAACGAAGTACGGTACTCAAACCCGAACCCCTTCGTGCGCTCAAGCCCAAGGAGTACAAGCAGCCAGTACTCCCTGACCCGTCAGTATCGTTCCAGCCTATGAAGAGTACGTCCCCGATCTACGACATCACTGTCTAAAAGACGACAGGGTTAATAAAAATATTGCGTTAAAACAAAAAATGGCGAACAAGTGGCTAGCGCATGTTAAGAAGACGATGAAGGCGCACAAGGGAATGAAGTTCGGGCAGGTCCTGAAGATGGCGAAGAAGACGTACGGCAAGAAGGGTGGTGCGGATATGGCCGAGGAGGCTGAGCCCATGGAGGACACGTCTGTCCCCGCCGCGGGTCGCCGCCGCCGTACGGCCAAGAAGGCTGGTCGCAAGACCCGCCGCGCTGGTCGCCGGTAAATATCCTGCTTAAAACTAAATGGCGAACAAGTGGTTAGCACACGTTCGTAAAACTATGAAGCTCAAGAAAAACAAAGGTAAGCCTTTTGGCGCAGTTCTAAAATCTGCCAAAAAGACTTATAAGGCGCGCGGAGGAAATCGTATTACTCCTCCTGATGTGGATAACAAAGACGCGGTTCCTTGGGATGCGAAATCGCCGCCACTAGCGGTTCAGGATGCAGATGCTTACCATTCAGTAACGCGCACTGAGGATGTACCCAAGGGTGGTCGTCGTCGTCGGTTTCGTCGGAGCTCCCGCCATAGTCGCAAGTAGATTCCAGAAAAAAAGAGTGTAAGGAACATATAAATACCAAATGGGTGGAGGTTTACTACAGCTTGTAGCCTACGGCGCCCAGGACGCATACCTTTCCGGCAATCCCCAGATCACGTTCTGGAAGGGTCTGTTTAAGCGCCACACAAACTTTGCGATGGAGCCTTTCCGTATTAATCTGACTGGCCAGGCTGCGTGGGGCGTAAAGCACTCGGCGCTCATTGGCCGCCACGCTGATCTACTGTACTCCACGTACATCGAGGTTGTTATGCCGGTCGGGACATTCAACAACGACCAGGGACGTCTGGGGTACAATCTAATCAAGTACGTTGAGCTGGATATTGGCGGGCAGCTCATTGACCGTCTGTATGGAGAGTGGCTGTACCTGTGGGACGCTCTATCAAGCGACCTGACGACATCCAAGAAGCTGTGGAACATGGTCGGTGGAGGTCCCAACACATCTTCGCTGACTCAGGCGTACAGTGACAGTGTGTACGTTTCCGCTACGGAAGGGGGTAGTCCAGAAGTCGCGGCTCTGGGTTCAAAGGCTACGACGGTTGCGTTCACGGACACGTCTGCTTGTATCAGCGGCAGCGGCAACTCCGGTCACCCCGCTCTGCCGAATGTTCTGTACATCCCCCTCAACTTCTTC